TAATATTATAGCCCAGGACACAGGGCACAGCACTGGGTACTTATAGCTGAGCGCAGCTCCGGGGTTGAGGGGGTTTCCCCCCACCATGTCCCAACAAAACAAAAAAGTCGCGTCGCCAAGTCCCAACGAAAATGGCATACGCCCGCCGTTCGTCCGCGCGTCGACGCTACCCCGCTCGAAAGTCTGGTTCGCGAAAACGCCAAGTCTCAACAAAGAAACGGCCAGCCTATCGGAAGAAAAGCCGCCCGATGTCCAAGAAGCGGATACTCAACGTGACGTCTCGCAAAAAGCGCGATACGATGCTGTCCACCTTCCAAGGGGGTAGCGCCAGCACCCCTGGTCAAGGTGCATACACTACCTTCGCAAATAACGCCATCACCATCTTCCCTTGGGTCGCTACCGGGCGCGACAACTCACTCATTCAGGGTGGAGCCCAAGCTGGTACAGCCTTCGACTCCTCCACACGAAGTGCCACGACATGTTACATGAGGGGTCTCAAAGAGGCCATCGAAATTCAGACTAGCACAGGATTGCCTTGGCAATGGAGGCGTGTCTGTTTCACTACCAAAGATCCTGCTGGAACTCTCGCGACCGGCAATGGCGGAATATCCGGCGTGTTCGAAAACAGCAACGGTTTCCAACGACTCGTGTACAACGTCACTAGCGCCTCAACTTCTGATACTCTTGCTCTCAACACTCTCACCGCTATCCTGTTTAAGGGGCGCATCAACGTTGATTGGTTCGACTACATGACTGCCCCACTTGACACACTCCGCGTTACCGTGAAGTTCGACCGGACCCGGACAATCGCTTCAGGCAACCAGTCCGGAGCTATCCGGAAATTCAATCTCTGGCACCCGATGAATAAAAACCTGGTCTACGATGACGATGAGGTGGGTGGAGCCGAGAACGCGTCTTATTATTCGGTGGCTTCAAAGGCGGGTATGGGAGACTACTATGTTATAGACATGATTGTACCGGGGAAGGGTGGAACTTCAAGCGATGGATTTTCATTCGAGCCTCAAGCTACTCTGTATTGGCATGAAAAATAATCTCCGTAATCTCCACAAAAATGCAATTGGCTTCAAGCCACATGACATCATCATGAGTCATATCCAATCTCGGGTCAGTGTTAGCGACCCATATGCAGGGTCTACCCCAACGGAATAGTTGTGGGTCTCGGTACAACTGCTTGACCATAAACTCCATTTGGCAACCCAACCAATCCTTGAAACGTGGGAAGAACTTGATCCCACCAGCAATATCGTCAAAAACAGCATACTTGACGTCATCTCGGTCTAGGTCTCTGGCCGAGAAAATTCCTCCAAAGTAGAGATGCTCTCCAAGTGAGCGTGACCATACAGTCTTTCCCAATCGGGAAGGTCCGTAGAGAACGAGGGATTTAGATCTGCAAGTGTGAGCGGAGGAACGAAGCGAGAGGCAGCGAAGCGCGCCGGAAAACCCCCCGCGCCCGATTATGAGGGCCGGAGAGGGGGGGACATGGAAAAGAAAGCTCACCGACCAGAGGATCCGCCAAAGAGAAAATCATCTCTCCACTCTTCGAGGTCTCCATAGTTGGCAAGGTCAAATACTCCATCGGGTGTAGTGTAGGGCGCGGGGGTGACTGCGAACTTCCAATCGGCGAATTTCTGGATTTGCCCGAAAGAACACACCAAACGTTCAGGATCCAACTCTTCGCAAAGACGATAAAACTCGTCTCGAGTTTCTGCATCGACAATTTGAGCCCACTTAGCCGAACGCGACAAAGTTCCATCTCGGCACGGTCGCTCAAGCCCTCCTGCGACAATGTCACCATCCTTCGTCGCGTAATCGAATCCTGCCTCTGGAGTTCCACGGCTTGGCGCGATGTTCGGGTGGAAGCCTCCCACATCGAAAACGTCAGCTCTTCGACTTCGAAACTTCCGTCCGAAATCTGCAAACACATGGTAGTGAATTCCGAGAACAGAGTTGTATGATTCACGAGCCACGATACACTCAGCTCCAAGCGATCCAAAATGGTCAACAATTGCAAAGGGGTCCAGGAGGTCGACATGGCTGTAGGTGACCAAGAAGTATCTAGCGTTGAAACTGAAAGGCATAAAGCTTGGCGTGTCCTGCAAGTCCTGGGCGAAAC